TTTGTACCTGCAACCGATACATCAATCAAAATCGTCAAGCCATTGTTGACATCATCGCCCCAAACACCAGACTCTGTGCCAGTAGTGGGTAGAGCTAAACCTAGTAGTGATGTGTTAGTAACTGTCATGTTTTATCCTGTTGAAATCACTGTCCAATTCGGCGTTTGATTGTCGTCAATTGTAGACCAGCCTGGGGTTTGTGCGTCCCCAATATTCTGCCACGAAGGGTTCTGGCTGTCATCAATTAAACTCCAATACACCGCAAACATATTGCCCACTTGACCCGTTGCGTTCACCCCTGTCAACTGAGCCGTCCTTGCTCCCATCGTCACGGAACCCACCAAGCCACTCGCCCCAACACCTGTCAAAGCTATCGTGATGTTTGGCCCAACCGATCCAACATTTCCTACGGCAGTAACACCCCGCAACGCCGCTAAAACCGATCCTATTGCACCCGTGGCACTAGTGCCAGTCAATCCCACTGAACTGCTGGGGGCCACCGTACCAACTGCACCTGAAGCATTATCCCCTGTCAGTCCAAAACTCTTGGCTGGACTGACTGACCCTACCGAGCCACTGGCAAAAACTCCTGACAGCGCCCGAGCATTGGTGACCAAAAGCGTGCCAGCAAATCCTGATGCCGCATCGCCTGACAACCCCACCGATACACTAAAGCTGATCGACCCAACCGCTCCGCTACCGCCAACCCCTGAGAGCGCTACAGTGATATTAGGCCCGACAGACCCTACGTTACCACTTGCTCCATCTCCCGTACCAGCCTCAGACTCAACCGCTACGACTGTCCCTACATTTCCTACACCACCTACGCCCGTTAAAGCGATGGTGATATTGGGGCCAACTGTTCCTACATTACCCGAGGCTGGGTCTCCTGTGAGCGGTAGAGTACCGCCCCAAGCTCCATCACCCCAGTTGCCATAGCCCCATGTTAATGCCATACATTATGTTGTTGACAAACGTAGTAATGCTGAAGATGTCGAGTTGGAAGGCATGGTCAATGTAAACGTACCCGCCGTGATGGTCTGTGAACCAAATGTATGTACTGAAACAGCTTTGTTGGAACTTGATGAGTTATAAATCAACACCGCATCAAAAGCAGTCGTCACTGTCAAAGCCGTCCACTGAAAACTCGCAGTAGGAGTCCAATAAGCCACGCCCGCCGTAGAAGATGAGTTGGTAGCAATCGGACTTGTACCATTTGTCACCGTCACACCACCAGCCGTATATCCAGTACCTGAAGTGTTGGTCACCTCACCAGTAGTAGAGTACGCAGTTGTGGCCGCATTGACAGTAGCAGATGCAAAGTACAACGCTGCTTTGAATGTATTACCAGTACCAGTGGTAAAGTTGTGAGTGGCTGTCATCAGCTCACCCATGAAAGAGGTACACATACTCTGGGTATTCGCCATTTTAAGCTCCTTAGAATGTTTCTACCGTACCCGAAACAAGGGACGGCATTTGTTTTAAAGTCACATGAGCAGAACGGTGAACCAACTCACCATCAAGATAGTACTCATCCCATGTTGTGTACTCAATATCATTGTCGATAAACCCGGGTCTATGCTCCAACAATGAAGTATCCATGTCGCCTTTGGTGGTTGTGATAATCAATTTGAACTCCTGATTAAAGCTGCCGTCGCCGTGTTTGCTGGCATTGTAATGGTGAAGTTTGACGATGTTTTGTCAGAACCAAAGTCCAATACGCATATTGATTTATCTCCTTTAGAGTGGTTATAAATCAAAGCACATCTCGCTGTTACTGATGCATTGAATACTACATTGGCAAAATTAACATAAGCTACATAGCCAGAGGTATTGATTGTGACTCCAGTCATGGTCACTCCGCCGGCTGTATAACCTGTTCCGCTTGCTTCATTTGTACTTGAATATACCGTTGTAGCATACCCTAAACTTGCATTACCAGTATAAAGCGCAATCTTAATCGTATCTGATAATAGATTATGCACACCCTGATAAAGCTCAGCCTTGAAGCTTGTGGTTTGAGTTTGAATAATACTCATACAACAGGCTGCCTATACTGTCCGTCACGATAAGCATCCATACGGAGCTTGCCGTCACCCAAGTTCTTAAGGGATGCCATAGATTCTGTATAACGGGTTTTGTAGAGCGTGATCATGTCTGCATCCGCTTTAATGTATGTTGCCGCCTCAAATAGAGTTCCATTCAACAAAGCTGAGTCAAAGTTATCACCCAGCCAGGTTTCTCCATTGGCATTAGTAACAGTAGCAACCGTCAAAGCCAAGCCGGTACCACCCGTTATTGACGCACTTAATACATCACCTACGGCAAAATAACATCCCTTGCCAATTAACGTTACAGAAGTGATAACCCCACCGCTAACAACAATAGTAGCAGTAGCGCTATTGCCAGTCCCGCCAGTAAGAGCAACATTGTAATAAGTGCCATTGGTATACCCCGAGCCAGCATTTGTTATCGTCAGCGATCCTATAGCCGCTTGAACAATTGATGCTGGATAATAGTAATAGTGCAATTCTGCCGTATACGCCATATTAGGAGTTGGTCCTAAAATGAGCGTCAATGCCGATTCATTTCCTGTTTGCGGTCCAAATATAGCGTAGTGCTTAGGCTGACCCGTCACATTTGTATTGGGATAAGCCTCTCTAATAAAGTTCACATCTTTATTCAATAAGAATAAATAAGAGTTGGTCGCACCAGGAGGAGCTGGATATCCAGTCGTAGGATAAATAGACAACGAATAAACAGACAAAAAATCTACTGGAAGAGATAGATACTGATTGCTTGGCGTAATTGATCCAGTCACATTTTTTCGTAAACTTGGCAATTGCACCGAGTTATAAATCCTCTGTTCGCATTGCTCAATCATACGATTGAGATCAAGCGTCGGGAAATTATTCTCGATGTAATCGTTTACAGCAGTGACCAGTTCACTATAAAACATATTAAGCCATTGGTCCTCTAGCTATTCTTCCACGCTCTGCGGCACCATTACCCCTGGTTTCTTCACCAGAAGTCTTGATCTCATCATTATTACCAATGGATACTCCGCCATTCAATGGCGTCCAGTTATGGCGAGTAGGCATCTTAGCTGCTAAGCCTATGTCTGGATGATCTGGATTTTCTTCAATAGCGCTAACATTGAACCTTTTGCCATTCATATGGTGAGGAGCTGCATATTCATCTGCAGGACCATTGTATTTACCCTTACCGACTTTAACGGCAGGACTATTTTTGGTTGTAGGTTTAATTTGTGTGGCCATTATCCACCTCTGCCACGTTGATTCATAGCGCGAGCCATGTTACGGCCTTGCATTTTCATTGATTCACCTGATACTCCAGCAATGCCGCCTTTAGCAAGCTTGCTCATTTTTCCGTGATGCATCTTTTTCTCGTGCTTATGCACTTCAACATCTGCAATCTTTTTAACTGTTTTCTTGTCCATATTAACTCCTAAGAAATAGTCACCGTTCCAACATACGTTGTCGCTATCAAATTGTTCGGCGTTAATCCACTGTCATTTAACGACGATCCACCAACAGGATTCCAGCCCCATTGTGTATCCCGTGAACCACCACCAGGATAACCTAAAGCATCAAGACCAGAAGCTTCATACGAAAGATCTGGCCTAGGTTGACGAACCGCTTGTGGATCATCAACAGGAAACATGCCCAATTGCAACTGCGGTTGATCTGGGTCCCAGCACTCATCACATACTTTTAGTTGATAGAGTTTAGTCTTTATAACCTCAAACTTCAACTGTTTTAACTTGTACCTTTGCCCACATCGATCACACTCGGCAATCGAGTATTTACCTGATGCAAAACGATTACCCATTAAGGACTACCCCCACCAATAAACTGCTGACGAGGTACAAATCTAATGGCTGCTTTCTCTCGATCTTCGCCTGCCGCTAAATTAAATTGTTCATCATACTGCGCTTTAAGCATGTCAATTCTGGGTGCCAGCTCAGGTACCTTGGTCGCTATATGATAAGCTAGGCCAGC